AGCCGCAAGACATCGGGTTTCAACCCCAGCTCCGAGTGTGCTAATACCTATAACTGCAGCATCGAATATAGTAAACTTGTTGAACGTATATGGGTTACCAACATTAGCCGCAACATGTGTGGCAGCTAGTTGGATGTTTGACCCAGGGGTAAAGATGTAACAACCCTCGGCTGCTAGAGCCGATGGGGAAAACACCTTACGAAACCTGCGGTATTGCCCAGTTCCCATACCTGTGTAAACGGGAGGGCAAAGGGGCGCATTGCAGGGATCCAAAAGCATACGTGCATACGCTTTTGCCCCATTGTCTAGAACTGAAGCCACGGACTTAACCGTCCGGAGCTTGGTCTTGGACTTAGGCTTGGCCCGTTGTTTGCGTGGCAAGTTGGTTTTCTTGGAAACCATTATGTTATTTATTGATTGGGAGACTAGAACTGTCCACCCACACTGCCCACGAAGGCAGTTCACGGTCAGGGCTCGCAAGCTTCAGGTCCGCAACTTCAGACAGCTTCGAGGCTGCACTCATCGCTGAGTCCAACCGGGAAACCTCTTCTGGTGGTATGTCCAGGTCCCTTCCGATGCTTGAAACAAAGAGGTCTTGTTCCATCGGAGAGAGCTTGGTCTTGGCGGCTGTGCTTAGCAATTTGTAACGCAATTCTCGGTCGTTGTTAAGGACCCGTTGCGCATCGCTGTCACTGACGCTGCCTCCACTTTGCTCTAACAGGCGCGCGAACGGACCGAGGACTGGGACATGTCCATCTATCATCGCACTAGCCTGTCCTTTCAACTTTCGGTAGATCCCCAAGTCATGATGCTTGGACCCTTTGTGCACAGTTGCAGTCACGAGCTTTGACAAGGCTCTGACCATGCACGGGTAGCTGTGCAATGACGTGCTGATGTCCGGGTAAACCCTAGACAGAAAGACACACCTGCCAGCCGGAGAGCCTACCGGCTCATCCTCAATCGTCATCACCATTCCAACTTCTGTTGCAACACCAAGCACTTGGGCCTGCATGCTGTCAGAAAAGAGAGAATCATCCCCGAAATAGAGCCCGAGGTTGTCATAGGCAACGGCTGGTTCTTCCCCAGCCCGCCTCCTCGCCGCGTACTCAATGAAAGCTGCGTTGGTTGTGTTCAAGTCGGTAGTACAAGGACTGCCGGAAATGTTTCCTCCAACGGTTCGGGTCTTGGCGCCACTTCGCATGGAAACCTTCGCCTTGCGCTCCCTCACCAAGAGGGTACGCAGCTCATCAGTGCAGTCGTCCGAAAACAGTCGCAACATGATCGGCTCGTAGACCTCAGTCCTGTGAAAGACTGAGATCCTGCCGTCCATTCGAGAATAATCCCCTCCGACCAGCGCTCCTTGACCCCTCTTCACGGATGCATTGAATGCACCCCTTACTGATTGGGCAAGTGTAGCTGGAGTCTTTCCTGGGCAGTACCACCTTGAGCACCGGGTTTTGAAATGGCCCTTTGCTGCATAGGTGTACTTGCTCAGACGATTCGTCTGGTCAGTCGGGACAGTGTTGATCACACGGGGGTCACTTACGCTTGCCCCTGGCTCTTTCTTCATGAAGCCTTGGGTGGGTAGCACTTTCGTGTCCAGTTCCGTGTGGAGGGACTCTGCTGTCCTGCGCGCCTTTTGGGAAGGGCGGGACTGCCTCTCAGCGACCTCACATTGGCTGAGTGGCGTACATTTCCCGGCAGAGTTGTCGCGGACAACCAAGCGTACGAACTCGGCGGCATAGCCTTTAATGTCTTCGGGAAAGGGCGTGTTGTTCTGCACCTCCGTCACCCTTTTCGTCAGGGCACGTGCATCATTGTTGCCACTAGACACAGGTGCGACTGCGGGTGGGACTGGGCCACTGGCAGTTTGCGTGTTGTATGCAACCCCTTCCTCAAGCTCTACCCCGTCCTTGCACTGATAGTTCAACGGAACAACAGCGATCATGGAAGAAGAAAAGTATGCGGCTAGCGTGTAGTACTGTGCCTGCGCAAACTTGTAGCTTGAAGAATTAGTCAAATAGCGCTGTACGTCCGAAGGCAAGAGTTTAGGCTCTTTGCCCTTGACGTCTCCGCTAGTGACCAGGGAAGCAACCCTCAAGGACTCATAGTCCTCTGGGGTAACAGCTGTGTGTCTGGCACCAAGTTGGTTGGTGTTCAGAATGTGGACCTTTCGGTCTGTGGGTGGGCCAAACGATCCAACAAGGAAGTTCCGCACTCTCTCCACCCGCATGCGGGCAGGGACAAAGTCAGAAAGTCCTGGAATCATCAATTCACAGAAAACCTGAGGCAAGTAAATGGTCCTTGCAAGCGACAGCACAATGACTGATCGAGAAGGGCCAACGTTGTATCTGATGACATCATAGACATAAG